CTCGCCAAACTCTCTCTCCCCCTCCGATCCGGCCCGAACAAAGCCGAGACGGGAATAGCGGCCCCGACCTGGCCTTATTCCCTCCTAAGCCGTATTCCCGATGAGACAAACGACCGGCCGGTAGGCTCCGCTCGTGACACGCAACGCCGGGGCCCCCGTGCTGTTCGACACTCGGCCGTTTGGCACCGCCGGGGAGGGGCCCGTGGCCCAAGCCGTCGAGGCCGTCATTACCGCCCTCGTGGCCCGCGAGGGGATCGGGCCCGTCGACGTCGCCCACGTCGCCGTCGTGCGTGTCCTGGCCGATGCGATCGACAACGACGCCCGCCGCCCCGACGTCACCGCCTACACGATCGCTCGGGCCACCCGTCAACTAGCCGAGTTCCTCGACGCCCTCCGAGCCCGCTCCGAGCCGCCGCCGGCCGCCGCCGCCGTCGAGGCCGACCCGTTCGCCGCGATCGTTGCCGGCCTCGCCACGCCCTCGACTGTCGACGCCACGTAACCCCGACCGGGCCACCGCCGGGCCCGAGGTCGCCGCCGTGGCCGCCGTGCTCGGCTTGCCGCCCATGCCGTGGCAATCCGAGCTTTACGACGTCACCCACGAGCTGGACGACCGGGGCCGCCTGTTCTACCGAATCGTCGTGGTCGTGGTCCCCCGCCAGCAAGGCAAGTCGTCGGCCACCAACGCCGTGATGGTCCGCCGGTCGATCACTCGGCCCAACATGACCACGATTTACACCGCCCAAGACCGCTCCATCGCCGCCGAGCGGTTGATAGAGCAGCTCTATGAGCGCCAGCTCCGCCCGTCCCTGTTCGGCCCCCACGTCGATCCCCGCCGGGCCAACGGGACCGAGCGGCTCACGTTCGCCAACGGCTCCCGTGTGATCCTCGTCGCCCCCCACGAGCGATCCGCCCACGGGATGACGTTGGACCTCGCCATGCTGGACGAGGCTTGGAGCCAACGGGATATGTCGCTCCCCCAAGCGTTCTCGCCCGCCATGGTCACCCGTCCCGACGCTCAGCTATGGATCGTCTCGGCCGTGGGCGATGGCACCGACTCCCTGTTGGCCCACTACCAAGCCGCCGGGGCCGCCGCCCTCACCGACCCCGACTCCCGCCTCTGCTATTTGGAGTATTCGGCCGCCGACGAGGATGACCCCGACGACCCCGAGACGTGGGCCCGGTGCATGCCCGCCCTTGGTCACACGATCGACGTGGCCACGATCAAAGCGGAGCGGGCCGGCTTGCCCGCCGACGAGTTTGAGCGGGCCTACCTTTGCCGCCGGCCCCGCTCGGGCCCCGCCGATCGGCTCATCTCCGAGGCCTCGTGGGCCGCCACGTTGGACCCCGCCGCCACGCCGGCTCCGCCGTTCGCCATGGCGATCGACGTCCCCTATGACCGCTCGTCGGCCACGATCGGCTTGTGCGGCTCGGGCGGGCCCGACGTGCGCGTGGTCGAGGTGATCGACCGCCGCCCCGAGACGGGATGGGTTCGGGACCGCGCCGTCGAGTTGTGGGAACGGTGGCGGCCCGTGTCGATCGTCGTGGACACCTCGGGGCCCGCCGCTCCCCTGTTCCACGAGCTGGCCGCCCTCCGCTTGCCGGTGGCCACGTTGACCGCTCGGGAGATGGCCGCCGCTTGTGGCGGTTTCTACGATGACGTCCGCCGGGGGGCTCTCCGCCACCGAGTGGACCGCGACCTCGACGTGGCCGTGGCCGCCGTCCAACGCCGGCCCCTGTCCAATGCTTGGGCTTGGGATCGGCGGGCCGGCTCGGTCGACGTCACCCCCCTCGTGGCCGTCACGTTGGCCCGGTGGGGACACGCCGGCTCGCCCGGTGAGGCCGTATTCGCCGCCGGTTGACGTCCCCGCCTCCACGCCCCGCCCGAGCCGCCCCCGCCGTGGATGGTCGGGGCCAAACGGGGGTCGCGGCCCGCTACGGGCCTCTGAGGGGCCTTAAACGGTAAACGCCCTGGTAACGCCCGTTTGTAGTCACCACTTGACGTGGTGTCGGCTGTCACCGTAGGTAGTGCGGGCTATGGGATGGCTGCGCGGTTGGGGGCCTCGGTCGTCGGCCCTCGCTACCACCGAGTCGGACGTGACCGCAGCGGCCCCCAACCGTGACGCAATCTGGCCGCCGGGCCGGGCCGACCTCGCCCCGTTCACCGTCAACCTTCCCTCCCTCGACGCTTACGACGGGTGGCCGTTGACTCGGCCCGAGGTGTGGTTGGTGCCCGCCGTCGCCCAAGGCCTCCAAGTGATCGCCGGCACCGTCGGCACGTTGCCCTTGGAGGTGTCCAAGGACCGCCAGACGTTGCCGCTCCCGTCCCTGTTCGCCCAACCGGACCCCGCCGAGCCGGCCCACGCCACCTACACCGCGCTCGTGGAGGATTTGGTCCTGTTCCCCGAGGCTTACGCCGTCGTCCTGTCGCGCTATGCCGACGGGTTCCCCGCCTCGTTCCGCTACGTCCCCCACGAGACCGTTGAGCCGTTCGATTGGCGCGACCCCGCCGACCCGTGGGCCCCCGTCCATCGCCGCTACCGAGTGGGCGGCTACGTCATCTCGGCCCGTGACGTGATCCGCTTCCCGTCGCATTGGCCGGGCCTGTTGATCGTCGGGGCCCGAGCGTTGCGGACCGCCATCACCTTGGAGCGGGCCGCCGCCATGTTCGCCACCGTTGAGATACCGCCGGGCTACTTGAAGAACACGGGCCCCGACCTCGCCCCCGACAAGGTGACCGAGCTACTCGACGGGTGGTCCGCCGCCCGCCGCAACCGCCAGACCGGCTACCTCAACGCCCTCTTGGACTTCGTGACGCCGGCTTTCAACCCCGAACAACTGCAGCTCGTGGAGGCCCGCAAGATGGCCACCGCCGAGATTGGCCGCCTCTTGAATCTGCCGAGTCGCTATCTCAACGCCCCCTCCGAGTCGTCCATGACCTACAGCAACGTCGAGTCCGAACGCCGAGACCTCGTGGACCTCTCGCTCCGCCCCTACGTCTCGTCGTTAGAGGGGCGACTGTCGCTAGACGACGTGATCCCCCATGGCCAGACCGTGAGCCTCGACCTCGACGACTTCTACCGGGGCGATATGGCCGCCCGCTCCGCCTACTACACCGCCGGCTTGGCCGGTGGCTGGCTCGTCGTTGACGAGGTGCGATCCGACGAGGACCGCCCGCCCCTTGGAGGTGCCCCGCTATGACCGACATTCAAGGATGGTTCCTAATCGTGGAGGTCGGGATCATCGCCCTCTACGCCCTGTTGGTCATCCTCGGGGTACGGGCCCGATGAAACCGCCCTCCACGTTGCCCGTAGAGGCCCGCACCGACCCCGCCGGCTATGGGAGTGGCCCGACGCCACCAGGGCAAACGCCGCCGCTCGTGCGGGGCGACGGCCGCCCTCCCGGTGCCGCGAGCCGCCACCTCGAGTCCGCCCGAGTGCTGGCCCGCTTGGAGCTCGGGCCCGACGACGGGGGCGACCAGGGCCCCATCGTGGTCACGGCCCAAGCCGTGCCGTGGGCCGTCACCGCCCCGTTGGGGATGGGGGACACCTTTGAGTTTGCCGCCGGCTCGGTGGTCGCCCCCGCCGCCGCCGCCCGTGTCCCGTTCCTAGCCGACCATGACGCTCACGCCCTCGGTTACGGGGTCTCGTTCACCGCCACCCCCGCCGGCTTGGACGCCGTTATGGCCATCCCTCGGGACGAGCTGGTCGACCCCCGCACCGCGTCCGCCGTGCGCCAAATCCGCAACGGGATTCGCTCGGCCGTGTCGGTGGGGGTCGACGTGGACGCCTACACCGTCACCGATCGGGGCGACCACGATCACTACACCGTCACGGTCGCCACGTTGCGGGAGCTGTCGTCGGTGCTCGTGCCCCGCTTTGACGATGCCCGCGTCCAATCCGTAGCCGCCACTTGGAAAGAAGGACCAATGACCGTGACCGCCACCGCCCTCGACCCCGACCCCGCCGCCCCGCCGGCCCCGCCCGAGCCCGAGCCGCCCGAGACGTTGACGGCCGCCGCCGCCATCGCCCCTCACCGTCGGGCCGGGCCCGTCGAGTCCCTGTCCCTGGCCGGCATCGCGTCGCGCATCGGGGCCGCCGGGGCTCGTGGCCGTTCGGCCGAGGCCAACCGCATCTTGGAGGATTTGACCGCCGCTTGGACCGACGTCACCACAACCCAAGTCGAGGCCCTCGTCCATCCGCAGTGGCTTACCGAGGTGTTCGGGCTCATCGCCCACGGCCGCCCCGTGTCCATGGCGTTCCGCTCCGGGACGATCACCTCGTCTCCGATCAAGTTCCCCCGGTGGGTCGCGCTCCCGACGGTCGACGTCGTGGCCGGTGAGAAAGTCGCGATCCCGTCGGCCCCCGTCGACATCTCCGAGGACACGATCCCCGTGGAGACCCTGGCCGGGGGCAACGACGTGAGCCGACAGGCCATTGATTGGGCCTCGCCCGACTTCGTGGCCGAGTACTTCCGGGCCGCCACCGAGGTTTGGGCCCGCAAGGCCGACGCCCTCTTTACCGCCGATTTGATCGCCGGGGCCGGCATGACGATCGCCGCCGCCGGGTCGAACATCGTGGACGTGATCGGGGCCGCCATCGGGGCCGCCGCCGGCTCGGGGGTCGGTGGGTCGGTGCTCATCGTGGCCGCCGGGGACGTCTACGGGGGCCTTTGGTCCGACCTCGCCCGTGGCGGGCCCGGTATCGGCGGGGTCAATACCTCGTTCCCGACCCCGACCGTGGTCCTGGCCCCCCTCGCCCCGGCAGGGACGATCATCACCGCCATGAGCCAAGCCGCGATCGGGTTCACGTCGCCCGGTGCCCCGGTGCGGCTCCAAGCCCTCGACGTCCCCCGAGGTGGCGTGGACCTCGCCGTTTGGGGCTATTGGGCCGATGCCGTGATCTACCCCGAGGCCGTGTGCGAGGTGACCGGCTACGTCCCGCCGTTGGCCGCCGTCCCCAAGGTGGCCGGCACGACCGCCGCCGCCGCCGCCGGCACGACCGCCGCCGCCGCCGCCGGCTCGGCCAAGAAGCCGGCCTAGCCCGATGGCCGATCCGATCGTCTCGGGGCCCGAGCTGGCCGCCCACCTCGGGGGCCAGCCCGACGCCGGCTTGTGCGATTTGATCGCCCAAGCCGTCTCCGAGATGGTCGCCGCCGTCGTGGACGCCCCCGTCGATCCCGACCCGTGGCCGGCCTCGACTCGCACGGTCGGCCTCATGGCCGCCGCCGATACCTACAAAGCCGCCACCGGGACGGGTGGCGGCTATCAACTCGACGCCACCTCCTACACCGACGTCTACCGCCTGTCGTCCACGATCCTCCGCCGCTATGAGCCCGTCTTGGCCGCCCAACGGGCCGTCGGGGGGATGATCGGATGAGCGGTTTGGAGGATGCCCGCTACCTGTTGGCCGTCACGCTCCAAGAGGGGCTCGGCGGGGTCACCGTCTACCCCTACCAACCGCCCCAACCCGTCCCGCCGTGCGCCATCATCCTGGCCGGGGGCGACTACCTCCCGCCGACCGGGGCCGGCCTCACCGCCTGCTCGTATCAAGTGGCCGTCACCGTCCGGTTGATCGCCGCCACCCACGAGCCCGAGGCCGCCTTGGCCGAGCTGGACAGTCTCGTGGACCGGGCCCTCACCGCGCTCGGCCGGTGGGTCCGAGTGGATACCGGCATCGCCCGTGACATCGCCGGCACAACCTGGCTCACCGCTGACATTGCCGTCACCTACACCGCCGACCGGGCCGCCCGGCCCGTTGTCACCCCGACCTAGGAGGTCCGCCCCATGCCCGCCGTCGCGCCCTACTACATGAACCACCCCAAGATTGTCTTGGGCGACCCCGCCGGTACCCCCGTCGAGTTGCAGTGTTACGCGAACAACATTGAGACCAACGTGGACCAAGACGAGACCGTCTCTAAGACGTTCTGCGGGGTCTACACCTCCTACGGGCCCGAGAAGTGGACCATCGTGCTCACCGTTCTGCAGTCGTTCGGGGTGACCGGCTTGTGGACGTTGGTCTCCCCGATGCGCGGGACGGTGCAACCGTTCGCCCTCTACGCCGACGAGGCCATCCCCTCGGTTGACAATCCCGTGATGGCGGGGACCGCCTTGGTCAAGGCGTTCCCGTTCCTGTCGGGGGCCGTGAACGAGCCCTCCGAGTTCGATTTGGAGTTAGCCGTCCAAGGGGAGCCGTCGTTCGGGATCACCGAGCCCGTCGCCGTCGCCGCCGCCCCCGAGGCCGCCGGGGCCGCCGCCGCCGCCGCGTGACCGTCACCGTCGAGGGGTGGCCCGCCGTCGCTCGGGCCATCGGCCGAGTCCCCGCCGCCTGTGAGCGGGCCGGGGCCCGCGCCGCCCTCGACGCCGCCAAGGCCCTCGCCGCCTCGACCCGTCCGACGCTCCCCGTCCGCACGGGCCGGCTCCGAGCCTCGGTCGAGGTGGCCGCCGTCGAGGGGGGGGCCGCCGTGACGATCACCGCCCCCTACGCCATCTACGTGCCCGCCGCCCGCCGCATGGCCACCAGCTCCGAGGCCGCCGCCGCCGACTACGCCCGCACCGCCCGAACCAATACGACCGCCGAGATTGCGAGGCTCCCATGGCCCTAACCGAGACCGAGGCCACCGAAACCAACGGCCACCCGTCCCCCCTCGACCCCGCCGAAACCGTGACAACCGAGGTTGTCACCTTGCCCGAGTCGATCGCCGTGGGGGCCTCCCCCCGTCTCACCCCGAACGAGTTGCGGTTCCTGAAAGTGTCGACCGGCCGCACCCTGTCCGACCTGTTTGCCGACGAGGCCGACGCCATGCAATCCATGGTGTGGCTCAAACTCCGCCGGGCCGGCTACGCCGTGTCGTGGGACGCCGCCGGGGACGTCGAGGCCATCATGGGGGACGCCGCCGTGGACCCTACGAACAGCGGGCCCTCGCCGACGTCGCCGCTTTCTGTCGCTACTGGCGGATGACCCCTCGTGACGTGGACGCCCTCACCGATGCCGAGTGGGACGCCATGGTCACGTTCATGCGCGACGAGGCCCGCGCTCAACGCCGGGCCGCCCGCCGCCGCAAAGGCTCCGAGGGGGGGTAGCCGTGGCCACCTCGACTGACGTTCTCATCCGCTTTCTGGCCGACTCCAAAGGGGTCACCGATGAAGTGGCCAAGGTCGAGGGGACGGGCTCCAAACTCAAATCGTGGGCCAAGGGGACGGCCGCCGTCATCGGGGGAGCGTTCGCCGCCACCAAGGTGGCCGAGTTCGCCAAGGCCGCCGTGGATGCCGCCTCCAATCTCAACGAGTCGGTATCCAAGACAGGGGTGGTGTTCGGCCAGTCGGCCGCCGACGTCGAGGCCTGGTCCAAGTCGTCGGCCACCTCGATCGGCCTGTCCCAACAGGCCGCCCTAGAGGCCGCCGGCACCTACGGCAACCTCGCCGTGGCCCTCGGGCTCCCCGAGGCCACCGCCGCCGATATGTCCAAGTCGCTCGTGGGCCTCGCCGGGGACTTGGCCTCGTTTAACAACGTGCCCGTGGATACCGCCCTCGCCGCCCTCCAATCGGGGCTCACGGGCGAGACCGAGCCGCTCAAGAAGTTTGGCGTCAACATGAACGAGGCCACGCTCAAAGCGGAGGCCATGGCTATGGGCCTGTCCGACGGTAAGAAACCGTTGGACGCCGCCGCCAAAGCCCAAGCCGCCTACTCGCTCATCATGAAACAAACCTCCACCGCCCAAGGGGATTTCGCCCGCACGTCCGACGGTCTCGCCAACCAACAGCGCATAGCCGCCGCCCAAACCGAGAACATGAAAGCCGCCCTTGGTCAAGCGTTGCTCCCCGTCATTGAGCAGCTCGTGGCCATCCTCAACCAATACTTGATCCCGGCCCTCAAACTGTTTGCCGACTTCGTGGCCGCTAACTCGTCGTGGTTGCTCCCGCTCGTGGCCGCTATCGGGGCGATCGTGCTGGCTTACAAGGCGTGGACGATCGCCCAAGCCGCCCTCAACGTCGTGATGAGCGCCAACCCCATCTTGCTCGTGGTCGTGGCCATCGCCGCTTTGGTGGCCGGCATCATTTGGGCCTACCAAAACGTCGAGGTGTTCCGAGACATTGTGGACGCCGCCTTTGCCGCCGTGGCCGTGGCGTTCGGTTGGATCACCGACGCCGCCAAGGCCGTCTTTAGTTGGCTGGTCGATCACTGGCCGCTCATCCTCGCCGTGCTCACGGGCCCGTTCGGGGTGGCTGTGCTCGTGATCGTCAAGAACTGGACCGCCATTGCCGACGGGGCCCAAGCGGTTTGGGATTTCATTGTCCGCACGTTCTCGACGTTGGCCGGCTACATCACCGCCCCGTTTACCACCGCGTGGAACGCCATCGCCGGGGTTTGGGAGTCGATCAAGTCGGGGGCCACCGCCGTCTTTGATTGGGTCAAGGGCAAGTTTGACGCCCTCGTGGGAGCCGTCCAAGGGGCGATCGGCACCGTAGCGGGGGCCGTGGGGTCGATCGTGGGGGCGATCAAAGGCCCCATAAACGCCGTGATCCGAGGATGGAACAACCTTGTCCTACGGGTGCCGACCATCACGCTCCCCTCGGTCGACTTGGGCCCGTTGGGTTCGTTCGGGGGCCAGTCGTTCGGCGGTTGGACGTTCGATTTCCCCAACGTCCCCGAGCTGGCCCGAGGGGGGATCGTGACCGGCCCGACGTTGGCCCTGTTGGGGGAGCGGGGCCCCGAGGTCGTAACGCCGTTGCGGGGCTCGGCGGGCCGGTCACGGGTTTACAACCTCAACGTGTCGGTGGCCCCCGGCACCGATCCGGCCGTGACCGGCCGGACGATCGTGGAGCTAATCCAAGCCTTTGAGCGGGGCAACGGCTCGGGGTGGCGGGCCTCATGAGTCTCTGTTGGACCGCCTTCGACGAGTGGGCCACCCTCCACGTTGAGCTTGGCGTGGGGGCCACCAACGTCCCCACCGTCGTCTCGCTTTGGGGTGAGGCCCTTTGGGGGGGTGGCCAGTGGTCCGGTTTGGAGCCGTCGTGGGTCGACGCCACCGACCGACTCTCGGAGGTCAACGTCCAACGGGGCCGCCGGACGTGGCTGGACCGAATCGGCATGAGTTCCGCCGTCGTCCAAGCCGACAATGCCGACGGGTGGTTGACGTGGAACCCCTCGACGTTGGGGGCCCAAGCCGTCCGCCCCGGTATCCCGTTCCGAGTGTGGGCCACCGTCCACGAGTCGGGGGCTCACTGTGATTTGTGGCGGGGCTTTATCGAGGGGATAGACGACGCCTACCAACCGTCCAAGCGGCCCGTGGCCTCGCTCCGAGCCCAAGACGCCCTCGCCCAAGTGGCTCACGTCAACCTCCCCGCCCGCGACCCCGAGGGGGGAGGGGAGACGTCCGACCTCCGAGCGGCCCGCATCCTCGCCGCCGCCGATTGGCCCCCCGAGTGGCAGGCCTTGGAGCCGGGCCAAGTCACCGTCCAAGAAACCAACCTCGCCCGCAACCTCACCGACGAGTTGGGCATAACCGCCGACTCCGAGGGGGGAGTGGCCTACGCCGGCACCGACGGCCGCCTCTACTTCCGTAATCGGGATTGGCTCCGAGTCGCCCCCTACGCCGTCACCGTCCAAGCCGTCATCGGCCCCGGCGGCCCGGTGTGCGCCTCGGGCCATACCGTCGTGCGGGACGCCGCCGACGTCCGCAATGACGTGAGCTTGGCCCACGCCGGCGGGACCATGCGCCGCTTCACCGATCCCGACTCGATCGCCCTCTACCGCCGCCGCACCTACTCGCGGGGCGACTTGATTTGTGAGACCGACGAACAGGTCGACCTCTTGGCTCAACGCCTGCTCGGCTCGCGCTCCAAGTCGACGGTGCGGCTCACCGACGTTGCCGTCCCCGTCGTGGACGCCGCCTCCGCCGCCTTTGTCGCCGCCGTCGACTACGGGTGGCGGCTCGTCGTGTCGTGGGCCGAGGGGGATGAGTCGTGGTCTCGGGAGGTCCACGTCATGGGGATCACCCACCAAATCCGCCCCGCCGGTTGGACCGTGACCCTGGCCGTAGACGACGCCATCGCCCAACCGACCGAGCCGTGGGGCCTTGGCCTTTGGGGCTCCGCTAAATGGACTGAGGCCGCCTAATGGGACTGACACCGAACGTCGTGGACGGCAACATCATCCTTGCCGCATGGGGCAACGAGACCAGAGACCGGGCCCGTCAAGTGTTCGCCAATCGGGCCGCCATGGACACCGAGTGGCCCGACGCTCCCGACGGGGCCACCGCCTACACCACCGACCACGCGTTGACGTGGGAACGCAACGCCGGGGCTTGGGTCTTGGTCTCCCGTTGGACCCACGCCTTAAAACAGACGTGGGCCGACGGGAGCTATGGCGATTCGGGATGGACGTGGCCGTTCACCGATTCGACCGTCTGGCCCGTCGAGTCGATCGCCCGCATAACCGCCGTGACGTGGACCACCGGGTGGCAAGTCGGGATTGTGCCCACCGTCGACGTTTACACCAACAACTATGCGAGCCCGTGGATCGGCGGTTTCGGGATGCCCTATAGCCGCAGTACGGGCCAACCGTTCACCGCCGACCAGCTCGGCAACGCCGCCGATCCGAGCCCGCAGCAAATGCCGCCCGTGATCGGCTCCGAGTTGATCCCCGCCAATAACGGGATCGTGTGGACGCTGCGAGTCACGTTCCACCCCCAAGCGGGGGCCGTGTTCTGGCAGGGCGGCTACTCAGTGGTCCTAGAACGATTGCCCAACCAATAGGGAGGCCCCCCCCGATGAGTTACGCCACGATCGCCCGCTCCGCCAACGATCCCGCCCTCCAAGCCCGCATCACCGCCGCCGCCGCCCAAGAGGGGGCCACCAACCCCGACATGGCCGCCGTCGCCCTCCGCTGGCCCGTGTGCTCCGCCTCCGACATTGAGGCCGCCTACGCCTCCGCCGTCGCCGGGGGCAACCCCAACCCCGGCGGGGACGAGGCCGTCATCACGGACGGGATGATCCTGTCCGCCGTCCAAGCCGCCGGGCCGTTGCCGTGATGTTGGACGAGTCGACCGCCGACGACGGGGCCCTGTTCGCTTTCTGGGCCTTTGTCACCGAGGTTGTGGACGAGGGGCTCCCCGAGGATTTCGACCCCGCCCGCTTGGACCGTGTGCGCGACTTCCGAGCCGCCGTCGCCGCCTTTGAGGCCTCCCTGTGACCTACCGCTGGCTCACCGACTTGGACGAGGCCCTCACCGCCGGGGGAGTGCCCTTCGTGCCCGTGGGCCCCTCCGAGCTTGACCCCACCGGGGCCGCCGACTGGTCGACTCGGGGCCGGCCCCTCTCCACGGGGGACTTTGACCCCGAGGGGGTGCTGTGCCATCACACGGCCTCGCCCGCCGGCACGTCCGACCAAGCGGAGCTAAACGCCATCTTGAATGGCAACTCCCAAGCCCCCGGCCCCATCTCCCAACTGTTGATTGGCCGGACCGGCACCGTCTACCTAGTCGCCGCCGGCCGGGCCAATCACGGGGGCCAAGGGGTCCGCCCCGGCCTCGACGCCGGTTGTAGTGACATGAACGCCGCCCTAATCGGTATTGAGGCCTCCAATAACGGGGTGGGGGAGCCGTGGCCCGAGAGCCAGATTGAGGCTTACCTGTCCGTCGTCGCCGCGCTCATCGCTCACTACGGGTGGACCGTCGAGGCCGTGTGGCTCCACGCCACGACGGGGCCGCCGTCGGGCGGTTGTAACTCCAAGATTGACCCCGCCGGCCCGTGGCGTGACGAGCCGACGTTGACGGGCCAGACGTGGAACCTGGCCACTTGGCGAGACGCCGTAGCCGACCAAGGGGGCCCGCCCCCTCTACCGACGGGAGATGACGCCATCCTCACCATTCTTGAATGTGACGGGACCGAGGCTTTCGCCTCGTTCCTCGGTTTCACCTGGCATGGGCTCGGCCAGACCGTCGAGTGGTTGGACAACCCCACCTATCACCTCTACGTCGGGCTCGGTTGTCCGATCCAGAAGATTGGCCTTAGCCAGTGTTCGGGGCTCACGCTCATGGGCCCGTTGCCCCAAGGGGATAAGCGGGAGTGGTCGGGGGCCGAGTTCCGACGAGTCATCACCTAGCCCGTGTGGTGGCGTCATGGCGGGCTCGTCGTGATCGGGCTTGGGCTCATCCTCGACGGCCTCGCCGGCTGGTCCACCGATGTGGTCGCCGTCGTGGTCGGCCTCGTGCTCATCGGGGCCGTCTCGGTCGACGGTCTCGCCGCCGTACTCGCCGGCCGGGCCCCCGAGGCCTCCCACGGGCCCCCCACCGACCCCGACGCCCCCGACGTCCCGCCCTGGCCCCGCACGCCCGAACAGTGACAACCGAGGTTGTCACCCGTCGGCCGTGACAACTAGAGTTGTCACCTATGTCTACCGATACCGCCCCGAGCGGCCCCGAGGCCGATTACCGGCTCAATGAGCGGGGCCGCCCCGTCAAATCCGTTGAGCACACGCTGACCGCCGTCACCTCGATCGTCGGGGGGCTCGCCCGCCGCCGCCGTCGTCCCGACGCCGGCCTTAACGACGGCTTGGACCTGGCCGAGCTAACCCAACTCGTCGGCCTACGGGAGACCGTCGAGGACCAGCTAGCGGAGGCCGTCACCGACCTCTACGCCGCCGATTACTCGTGGACCGACATTGGCCGCGCCCTCGGGGTCACCCGTCAAGCCGCTTTGAAGCGTTACGGGGCCCACGTCGAGGCCCTCGCCCCCCTCGTCGGCTTGGCCCGCCAATGAGGCTCGACCGCGACCAGCTCGCCGCCCTCGTCCACGAATTGCGCGAGGTGGCCGACGGTATTGAGACCGTGCTGGACGCCATGCCCGAGGATGGGCCCATCACGCTCGGCTACCCCGAGGCCTCGCTTACCGCCCGCCTCGCCGTGCTACTCGACCTCGCCCGATGATCCGGCCGGGCCCGCCGAGCATCGCCCCCGGCACCGCCCCCGGCGGGGTGGTCATCCGCGTCTACCGCCTGTCGGGGGCTCTCGTCTTGGAGCGCCGTATCCCCGCCCTCGCTACGTGCGATCCCGCCGTGGAGGATGCCGCCACCGCCGATGCCATCGCCGCCGCTCGGGCCCTCGCCGCCGGGGAGCCGTGCGTCCTGGTCGGATACGACGGGGACGACGGCCTTCGCTACACCGCCGCCGAGTGGGGCCAGTGACCGCCAAGGCCCCGCCCGTCGAGGGGCCGCCGCCTACGGGGGTCGAGGTGGCCGTGGCTATTGAGCGTTGGTTGGCCGCCGACGTGGCCCGCAAGGCCGCCGCCGATGCCGAGACCGCCGCCCGTGTCGTGCTGGTCGACGTGCTCCACCGGGCCGGCCTCCGAGGGTTCTCGCTCTAGGCCGCTCGGGGTATCCGAGACAACGGGGGGCGACTTCCGTACCTTGCCGCCATAGCCATCCCCACCCCTCCGATTTCCGTTTCCCCGCTCACCGTTGACGCCCCGTCGCTAAGCGTGGGAAGGTCAACGGAGCGCGAGGGGCCGGCAGACAGGGGGGCCCCGATGACCGATGCCGCGATGATCGACACGCTCCGCAACGCCGCCGAGGCCCTCAGTCTCGCGACCGTGTTCGCCCCGAACGATTCGACCGTCTCCGAGTTGGCCTCGATCGCTCGGGACTGCCTCGACGCCGCCACCGCCCTCGCCCGCCGCCACATGGCCACCGAGGGGAGGTGAGCCTAATGGCAGGTACCACGGCCGCACTTGGGATGGCTACCAAGGCCCTACCACTAGGCCCACCCGAACCCTCGGGGCTACCAACCCCGAGAGAGGCTCAGAGTGCACAACCATTCCTCGCCCGGCCGTGACCTTCCCTCATCGGGGCCGGCTCAGTCAAGGACCGCCCACTACGTAGCCGCCAAGCGGGCCGCCATCCTGGCCGGTCTCCGCCATTGCGTACCCCTGTTGGACGTGCTCGGCGGGCTCCACGTCGCCGTCGCCCCCGGCCGGGCCGCCGTCCACCCCTCCCAAGAGTTGCTAGCCGACCAGCTCGGTTGTGCCGTGTCGACCGTGCGGGCTCAACTCGACGCCTTGGTGGCCGTCGGCATCCTCGCCCGTGACGTCTCCCGCCCGACCCAACGGCCCGATGGCACCTACACCCGTCGCACTAACCGCTATTGGCTCCGCATCCGCCACATTTGGGAGCGCATCCGTGCTGGTCGCACCTACCGCCGGTCGGCCGGTGGTATGTCACCCCTACGGGGTGCGGAGAGCTTGGGGGGGCCCGTTCCGACGCCGCCGCCCCCTCCCCAAGCGGCTCCCGCCCGCCTGTTTGATCCTCCCGAGCCGTACACCGAGCCCGACGCCGCCGAGCGCGGCCGAGTCCGAGCCCAAATAGCCGCCCTCCGAGGCTCTCGGCGGCCCCGATGAGCCACCGCCACCGCCACCCCTACGCCGCCTGTGAGGTGTGCCGCGCCTACTGCGCGCCCCGCCACAACCCCCGCCAACAACATTGGTGCTCGGCCGAGTGCCTCATGGCGTGGATCGCCGCCGAGTTGGGCCTACTCGGAGCAATGGTGTGACACCCCCGGCCGATACTCGGCTCTCGTGGTTGTCGCGCTCCGATCGTTGCCCCCGCATGGCACCCGAGCCCGCTACGTCCACCGCACCGACCCGTGCCGTTGCCCGTTGTGTCGGGCCGCTAATGCCCGTTACATGGTCGGTTGGAAAGCAGGCAAACGAGGGGACCATGCCGGCCGGACCGAGCCCGTACAACCGTCGTGACTACCGCCGGGCCGCCGCCGCCGTGCGCGCCGATCCCGATTCGGTCTGTTGGGTCTGCGGGGGCCTCGGGGCCGACTCGGTCGATCACGTCGTCCCTGTCGCCCTCGGGGGGACCAATGACCCCGACAACCTCCGCCCCTGTCACGGTCGGTGCAACTCCCGCCGTGGCGTGGGCCCGCCTGTCGTCCGCCCTCGTCGCCCGTCTCGGAGGTGGTAGCCATGCCCGCCTTGCCCCCCGATTACGTGGCCGCTCGGGACCGGCTCATCCGCCATGGCGGGGGCTGTTGCGATCGGTGCGGGCTCCCGCTCACGTTGGGCCAACGGGGCCGCCATTACGTCTGCCGCGAGGTCGAGGCCGTCGACCAGGCCGAGGCCGACCACGCCGCATGGCAAGCCGCCGGGGCTCCCGAGCCGCCCCGCTTGGTGGACCCCGACACGGGCGAGGT